AGTACAACAATTAGTTAGTATGGTTCAAACTAGAGGAGATGCTATGGCAGTAATAGACATTGCAGGATATAATTCAAACATTTTACCTGTAACTACTAACGCAGCTAATTTTTCTAATACATCATACGCAGCAACTTATTGGCCATGGTTAAAAACCATCGATCCTAATTCAGGAAACCAAGTTTGGACACCTGCTTCAACTATGATCCCTGGAGTATATGCATTTAATGATAGTGTAGCTTTCCCATGGTTTGCACCAGCAGGTATTAATAGAGGAGTTATAACAAATGCTCTTCAAACTGAAAGAGTATTAACTCAAGGAAATAGAGATTTACTTTATCAAAATAATGTAAATGCTATAGCTACTTTCCCTAATACTGGAGTAGTTGTATTTGGACAAAAAACACTACAGAAAAAAGCAAGTGCTTTAGATCGTGTAAATGTAAGACGTTTATTAATCGAATTAAAAGGATATATTTCTCAAATAGCTGACACTTTTGTATTTGAACAAAACAATGTCACTACTAGAAATAATTTCTTAGCCATTATTAACCCATATTTAGCCTCAGTTCAACAACAACAAGGTTTAACTACATTTAAAGTAATAATGGATGAGTCAAATAATCCACCATCAGTAGTAGATCAAAATCAATTAATTGGACAAATTTATTTACAACCTACAAGAACAGCTGAATTCATTATACTAGACTTTAATGTATTACCTACAGGTGCAACTTTTCCTGTTTAGTAATACATTTTAAAAGAAAAAATAATATTTATAATAAAAAGATAAAATGGCAAATTTTACAACTTCTCCTGGAGTAGCAATTAGTGAAATAGATAATACTTATTTAACAGGACAACCTGTTCAAGCTGGTGCTGCTATTATAGGACCAACGGTTAAAGGTCCTGTTGAAAAACCAACATTAATAGCTTCATATTCTGACTTTAAAACAATTTTTGGAGATTCTTTTATCAGCGGTGGTAATGCTTATTCATATTTAACTTCAATTGCTGCTTACAATTATTTTAATTATGGTGGGACTTCATTATTAGTTGCTCGCGTAGTAACCACAGCTTCAGCTTGGAGTTCAGCTACAAGTTCAATAGTTCCTTCTTATTTAAATCCTACACTTTCTAGTTCATTTACTTTAGAAACTATTTCTGAAGGAACCATCATGAATAGCACCAGCACATTAAATGCTTCAGGAGCTTTAGCTTTAGGATCAGTTGATAATATCCGATGGGAAATTACTAATTCAAATACAGGATCAGGTACATTTAATGTATTGATTAGACGAGGTAATGATATTGATAATAATAAAGTAATTTTAGAAGCTTGGAATAATGTAAATTTAGATCCAAATTCAAATCGATATATTGCTAAAGTAATAGGTGATCAAAAACGTAGCTATGACAGTGTTAATTTCCAAATGTCAGTATCTGGAAGTTATCCAAATAATTCTAAGTATGTACGTGTTAAATCTGTACTTTTACCTACACCTAATTATATCGACCCATCAGGAGTAGCAGTTACTGCATTTACTGCTTCAATCCCTCAAAACTCTACAGGCTCATTTGGAGCAGCTACTGGAACCCCAGCTAATCAGATTAATCTTTATGATACTATTTCTAATACAAATACTCAAGGATTATTAGGTGGTGATTATGATAATATGATTAAATTATTCGCAAACAGCGAAGAATTCCAATTTAATGTATTATTCACTCCAGGATTAACAAATGATAACCAACCAGCTCAAGTTACAGACATTATTAATAATACTCAACAACGTGGTGATAATTTATTTGTAATGGACTTAACAGGATATGGAAGTTCAGTAGGTTCTGTTGTGACAGAAGCTCAAAGTAGAAATACATCATATGCAGCTTCATATTGGCCTTGGGTTCGTATTATCGACCCAGCAACAGGAAAACATGTTTGGGTACCAGCTTCAACTGTAATACCAGGCGTATACGCATTTAATGATAAAGTATCTGCTCCTTGGTTCGCACCAGCAGGTATTAATCGTGGTGGATTAAGCACAGTATTACAAGCTGAATATAAATTATCTCAAACTAATAGAGACACGTTATACTCCAATAATATCAATCCAATCGCCACATTACCTAAACAAGGGGTTGTAGTATATGGACAAAAAACATTACAAAAAGAACAATCAGCTCTTGATCGTGTAAATGTACGTCGTTTAATGATTGAATTAAAAAGCTATGTTCGTCAAATTTCTGATACTATAGTATTTGAACAAAATACTCTTGTAACAAGAAATTCATTTATTGCTCGAGTTACTCCATATTTAGAAGGAATCCAACAAAAACAAGGTTTATATGCTTATAAAGTTGTTATGGATGACACAAATAATGGCCCAGCAGTAATTGATCAAAACCAACTAGTTGGACAGATTTATATTCAACCAACTCGTACCGCTGAATTTATTTCCTTAGATTTCATCTTACTACCAACAGGAGCTGAATTCCCAGGATAAAAATTTAAAATTTAGATATTTATAATAAAACAAAATTAAAATAAGTAAAAATGGCAATTTTAAATCCAAACGAAATCTTTTATACAGCGTTTGAACCAAAACAAACAAATCGTTTTATTATGTACATGGATGGTATTCCTTCGTACTTAGTAAAAGGAGTAGGAGCTGTTTCATTAACTCAAACTGCAGTAGCTCTTAACCACATTAATGTTCAACGTTATGTAAAAGGAAAAACCATTTGGAATACTATCCAATTCACCATGTATGAATCAATTACTCCAAGTGGTGCTCAAGCAGTAATGGAATGGGTACGTTTAGGACATGAATCAGTAACAGGCCGTGATGGTTATTCTGATTTCTATAAAAAAGATCTTACCTTTAACGTATTAGGTCCTGTAGGTGATATTGTTTCTGAATGGATTATTAAAGGAGCTGTTATTACTGAAGTTAATTTTGGCGATTATAACTGGGATGACGATGGAACACCAGTAAATGTTCAAGTAACTGTTCAACCTGATTATTGTGTCTTGAACTATTAATATTAAATTAATAATAAATCAAGTAAAGGCCCCAAAAATATTGGGGCTTTTATTTTTTTAATTTGGCTATGTTAATCTTTTTTTGTATATTTAATTATATTTAAAATAAAGGTTATGAAATATTTAAAATTAATTTTATTTGTTTTATTAAGTAATATAGGGTACAATCAATATTTACCTTATATAGGTCCTGATCAAATCTTATCCAATAAAACAGAATCAATCACATTAATTGCAGATACATCTCAATGTGATATTAATAATCCATACGAAACAACTGATTATATTTTAAATGAAATATCATATGTTGAACAAACTAATAATGGAATTACTATAATAGATAATGTTGATGATGTTTTATTAGGACCTTATAATATAGGTTTTAATTTTTGTTTTTATGGACAAACATATAATCAAATTTGGGTAAGTGATAATGGTTTTATTAAATTTTCTCCAAATTGGGTGGGCACAATGTTTTCCATACCTAGCCAAATTACAGAAACAAATTGCATTTTTGCCGCTTTCCAAGACTGGAATACAGTATTTGGAGGAGAAGTTAAATATGAAATACAAGGATCTGCTCCTTTTAGAAAATTAATTATTAGTTGGATAGATGTTAATTTACAAGCATGTTATAGTTATGGAACATTTCATATTATATTATATGAAACAACAAATATTATAGAAACTCATATTAAAAATAAAACGAATTGTCTTAATAATTATTTTGGTAAAGCTGTTCAAGGAATACATAACCAAACAGGAACCCAAGCAATTACAACCCCAGGAAGAAATTTTACTGAATGGACAACCCAAAATAACTCACATAGATGGACTCCATCAGGAAATGAAATTACTCCAATATTAGTTTGGTATGAAGTTGGAAATTTAATTCCGTTAGGAACAGGAACATCAATAACAGTAACTCCTCCATTACAAGGAGCAAGTTATACATGCCATTTAGAATATTCATCATGTTTTTTAAATTGGTCAAATACAGGATGTTTTGGACCTGATACTGTTAATATTAATTATGAATTTGAAAATTATGATATATTAACTCCATACATTATTGAAGATTCACAAGTTGATTCAACTGTAGAAATACATGAACAATCTATAATTGGTTCATTTTGTTATGTTCCTAATTCATTTACTCCTGATGGTAATGAAATTAATAATGTTTTTAAACCTATATTTAATAATATTGAACCTCAATATTTTAATTTTATAATTTATGATCGTTGGGGTAAAATAATTTATAAATCTTATGATCATAATGATTATTGGGATGGAACTTATAATAATGGTTTATGCCCTATAGGAATTTATTTATATGAAATTAATTTTAAAGTTAATGATAATTTTCATTCAATTTACGGTCATGTTAACCTTATTAAATAATGTAATATTTATAATAGATGAAATTAGATCGATTACGTAAATTAGTTAAAGAAGCCCTTAATGAGGAATACCAAGATAAATACAAAATGGTAGGTCTACTCATTTCTAATATTAAATTACGCCCTCAAAA